CTTGCGAAGGCCCCGATCTACGCTGGCAACACGAGGTAGCCAGTGTTCACCACCACTCGGAGGTTTGATGCCGTACTACTTTGAGGTGGACTACTCTGCAAACCACGACTCGACATTCGTGTCGAACGGCGGCCCGCAGACTTCCGCGCGTCCTGTGACGTCGACGACTCTACAACAAGGGTACCGCTCTCGCGGACCCCGTGGAAAGTTATCGATCGAACTGACGGAATTGGAGTGTGACCCGTACGCTGGGTTCCTGACGGAGCTCATGCGCACACGGGCCGGTAATCGCGTTTTCGTACGCGACACCGGACACACGTATTCCAAGACCACGCAGTCCTTTTACCAGAATAACCAGCCGGTCGTTGTTCGAGCCGGCACTGGCCAAATCCTGGTTTCCAAGGCAGCAAACTACGCTGCTACTTGGGCTGCAGGGGATGTTCCGTATTCCCTTGGGAATACATTGGACTCCCCTTTCGCGTCGTCCAACCTTGCTGCTTTCGGGCAGCAGGCGATCTCAAAGGTAGCCCCGGCCCCGTACGTCTTCGAGATGTCACAGTTCTTAGGAGAACTGCGGGAGGGTTTGCCCTCCCTTGTGGGCGCTGCTCTCATCAAGGGCAGAGTCCGAGACATCATGAAGAACGCCGGATCTGAGTATCTAAACGCTCAGTTCGGCTGGCTCCCACTCGTTAGCGACTTGCAAAAGCTCGTCAAAACGGTGGTTAACCTTGACACTCTCCTAAGCAACCGGAGAGGCGAACAAGGCGAGCCAAAACGGGCAAGGTTCAAGACCCCAAAGGCCTATATGTCGACGACAACGAACCTGGATCGTGTCCCGATCACCCTATCGGGTAACGGGCACTTCTCAGGTTCGAATGCGACGGCACGAAGCTGGAGGATCCAAACCGAGCGGGCGCGGTCGGTGTTTGACGGTCTTTTGTCGACGGGATTCCCCTATCGACCCGACCTTAACACTGCCGACACCCGTTTGAATGGGACTGCAGTACTGTCTGCGAGCAGGGAGCAATGGTTTGAGGGCTCGTTCACGAGCTTCTTTGACTATCCCCCTGTGTCCGCTGACTGGCTGACTAAGGCGAAAGCCCTAATGAATCTGGGATTGACACCCCAGGTCATGTGGGAATTGGCACCTTGGTCATGGCTTGTTGACTGGGTTTTCCATATCCAGTCGAGCATCGAGTCCAACTCGAGGCTCGGTAACAAGCAAGTTGTCATGAACTATGGTTACGTCATGGAGAAAGAATCCGTGGCTCACCTGGTGAATGGTAGCCAAGTAGGCCGTTATTCGACCTACACCGTGGAAGGCGGGACCGTTGCTCAGCTGAGCAACGCAAGCTGGTTCCGCCGTCTACGTGCAAACCCCTTCGGGTTCCAGGCAACGTCGTTCTCGGGGTTCAACCCGGAACAACTAGCCATCCTCGTCTCCCTCGGCCTAAGCCGAGGTTGACACACCGAGATAAAGCTCGGATCCCATCTCTCAATTAAGGAGTCCCTATGGCCCTCGCCGACCCGCAGTCCGTCACGATTGACGGATCTGCCATCTCACTCCCACGGATCAAGTCCGCTGGGAACGTTACCACCTACACCTCTGCCGACGGCGCCTACACCTTCCTGGTGAGGCAGTCCGCTACGAAGCAGCGGGTTCGGACGGAGATCCGCGTCTCTCAGACGAAGATCGCCACCGACCCGCTCACGGCCCTCAACCTTTCGGTTGGGGACTCCGTGTATCTCGTCGTGGACCGCCCCCTCGTTGGGTGGACGGCTGCCGATCTGAAGAAGCAGGTCGATGGCCTCACGGCCTGGACTGCTGCATCTTCCGGCGCGAACCTGTTGAAGGTTCTTCAGGGGGAGTCGTAGTGATCGACGCGAATACGGTGTCCCTTGGGACACTTCTCCTCGTCGCCATGACGGCTCAAGGTCTCACTCTGATTGGCTGGCTTAGGCCGACCGACCGGAATGTGGGCAGTAGGGGAAAGCGAGTGCTGTAGGCCGGACTCAGTATACCTCTCGAAAGGGGAACTGATGAAAAGCCTGTTAGAACTCCATACCAATATCGCTCATGACATGGGCGAGTGGTTGGGCGTAGACCCCTCGCGAGACATCAAGACGATGTGCTCGCGATGCGCTAAAGAAGGCGATGAGTTTCTCATACTCAACCTTCCGACCTTCTGCGACGGCGTTCTGTACGCCGTCCGTGAAGGTGCTTTTGATCCCTCCATGACGCCGGGTTTCCGGTGCCGTGGTGGTCTCCCCGTGTTCTTGCGGGGTTACATGGATCGATTGTTTAGCGCGGATTGTTCTCTGCGAGTCGACGCTGATCATAAGGCTCTCACTGCCATCCGGCAGATCTGCCTTCTCAGCAAGAAGATCGAACGGCCCGTCAAGGGTCGCCGGCTCCTGGAAGCTCAGAAGAGCTTCGTCGACTGTGACAAAGAGGTGGGTAATTGGGAGGATACTTTCGATAACCCAACGCTGAGAGATACGTTTAAGACGGTCTCGAAGTACCTTTTCCGTGATATCTGGTATGAGCTGATGAACGAGGTAAACTCGTTCTCCCTCATCCCTCGTCACGGACCTGGCGCGGTCGCCGAGAAGTTATCGGCGAAGGCAAAGTGGGACTTTCCGTTCTGGTACGAAAGTATCGAGCGGTATTTCCCTCATCACCTTTACACCGACTACGACGGCCGGTGTGACATGCGCGATGTTGTCGCGATTCCGGACGAGCAACCCGTTAGGGTTGTCTTCGTTCCTAAAACGGTCAAGACACCACGTGTTATTGCGATCGAGCCCAGCTGTAGGCAGTTCTGCCAACAATCAGTTGCACGCTTCCTTTACAAGAAGCTGAGGCGCAGGTACCGAGGTCTGGACTTAACAGACCAAACTCGGAATCAGCGCATGGCCCGACAGGGTTCGCGTGATCAGTCGTACGCTACCTTGGACTTGTCCGAGGCTAGCGATCGTGTGTCCACGACGCTCGTGGAGTGGCTAACTGATAGCCACCCTGAGGCGTTCGACGTGCTTATGGCACTACGTACGTCTCGAGCTGAGCTTCCCGATGGGACTGTAATCCCCCTCAGGAAGTTCGCGTCTATGGGATCAGCGCTCACATTCCCGATTGAAGCCATGGCGTTCTTCGCCGCGGCAGTTGTCGGGATCATGAGTGCTAGAGGACTGACCTCTCCCAAAGCTGTGAAGCTCCGGGATGTCTCCGTCTTTGGGGACGATATCATCGTTCCTGGAGACGCCTACGACTCCGTCTGTGGTGTCCTAGAAGCCTTAGGGCTGAAGGTCAACACGAAGAAGTCCTACGGTTCCGGTCCTTACCGTGAATCGTGTGGCAAGGAGTATTTTGCGGGTGAGGATGTCACGATATCCAAACTCAAGAAAGACCTCCCAACTTCTAGGAGGAATGCCCAAAGTCTGGCATCGTTAGTGGCCATGAGGAATGAGATGTACCTCAGGTCTTATGATGCGTCCGTCAGGTGGCTGGATGCGCAGATATCACGCGTCATCCGCTTCCAACCGGCTCCGTTGTACCATCCAAGTCTTTCGGCTTGGACGACGGAGTTGGTGATGCCCGATCGGGTTGATCTGCGTTTGCAGGTTGGCCAGATAAGGCGACCCATCCTGAAACCCGTCGCTCGAGAGTATCGAGTGGACGGGCGAGAAGGGGTCTTCAAGTGGCATCTCGAGTCGATAGACTCGGGGTTCCACCGGGGTTCGACGAATCCGTACGATCCGAC